GGTGCTTTAGCCACTGTGTTATTCTAATATTAATTTTTTGATAGTTATTGAACCATCTATATTTTTTTCTAATTCTGCTTTTGATTTAATACATTTATATTCAACATGGCTTTTTGCATCACGTTGAGCCACTCTTTTCCCCTTCAAGCATTCTGACATTGAAGGTTGTATTCTATGTTCTTTAATTTCGTTATTTACGAACATTAAAAGTGCTATTACAATTTCCATTTAGTGTGTTCCATTTCCATTGGCTCTAACTTTATCTTTTAAATCTTCAATATCATTTAAAGCCTTTTCTAATTGCTTTGTTACAAATTCTATATTCACTTTATTGTGCATCATATCTTCAATTCTTAATTCAATTTTTTCTACTGTTTTATAAAGTTCTTCCAACAACATGAATTGCTCTTGGTCAGTAGGCTTTTGCTCTGACTTTTTTAATAAATCTGCATTAAATAATTCTCTTGATGTCTCTAAACTTGTGAGCCTAGTAGTCAATTCTGTATAAGCAAAAATTCCCATAGCAACTGCCGCTAGTATTGCCAAAAGATTTCTCATTGGCATAGAAATAGCTGTGTTATCTGATATTTTCATTTACACTTACACTTGCCTTTGCATTTACATTTTTTTCTAGGAAAGAAAATTGCATCTAAACAATCAGCAATATCGTCCATAAATCCAAAAAATTTTAATAAAACTCTATCTATCATTTCTTTTTAAATTTATTCATTGTTGTTACACCAAATGATGCACCAACTATTGTTAGAATAATGTAAAAGAACATAGGGTCGGCAGTTTGTAATATTTCCCAACCACGTTGCATTGTGTCTTGGAAATATGGCACGAAGTGCATTCCCATTAAGGCTGTGAAAAACAAACATAACCATTCGTCTTTCCACGAGTGTTCTTGTTGTTTAATTTGTTCTATTGAAATTTGTGAAGCCGCATCTAATTCTTTTTCTCTTACAATTTTATCTTTTTGTAATTTATGCTGAATAGCACCAAATGTTTTTTCTGCTATTATCTTCGTAAGGGGATTTTTTAATAAAGCAAACCACATGTTACATAGCCCACAATATTGCTGACCAGATTACAAAAGCTACAAAAAGTTTTTTATCTGTATCTTGCCAATATATCTTTGCTTTATTTAACCAAGTCTTTGGTGTATATCCATATATTATCATATTTGTTCTCCTATTTGTTTACAGTGCATCTCTAAAAAAATGCCTCTGTTCTTAAATTCTTCATCTACCGAAGTAGCTATATTTTTTATTGTGTTTAAACACATTTGCTTATTATCAACTGGTTTAGTTAAAGGTATGTCTCCTGTAAGACATAAGTTTTGACCATGTACTGCCATTACACAAAGTATTGCAGTTATTTTAAACATTTCATCTATATTGAAACCAACCAATAAGAGCTACAACTATTGAACCTAAAAATATTAATACACTTATTGCACCCTTACCTTTAGAAACATCATTACGAAGTGACTTAACTTCTACTTTCAATTCATCAATAGCTTTAAATAAAGTTTTCATTCTTTCAGCACATACTTTTTCATGTGAAGATAAACGTAATCCAACTCTTTCGGTTAAAACCGATTGAGTTAATTTTTTTCTTGCCATTGTTTTTAATAAAAGTTTATTACTCCTCTAATACATAGAAGTACAAAACATACTTCCATTATTGCTCTAGGATAATCTTGGTCTTTAAAACCAAAATAAGCCCAAGCTAAAGTTGATATTGCAGATATTCCCCAACCTAAACTAAATAAAGTAACATTAGTGTTGGTTAATAACCAAGTGCCTAGCATAGTGGTCGCAAAGGCAATCCATCTTACCATAGGCACACTCCATAGAGTTGTCAGTAATTATAATACTATTGTATCAGCTTCAGCTTCAGTTAATGCTTCTCCTGCAATTAATTTTGCTTTAGCACTAGCTTTTAAAGTTTCTTTTTCAGCATTAGCATTTTCTTCTGCTGTTTTAGCATCTGCTACTCTTTGAACATAAGCATCATGTTCAGCTTGTTCTTCGGCAGTTAAATCTTCATAAGTCACTTGATTTAAACCAGCCTCAATTATTGCTTTTCTAGTCATATTTATTTTCTCCCATAGATTATATAGTCGCCAGTCATATTAGTATTAAATTGAAATCTAATACCATTAGTTGTTGCAGTAGTATCTTTTGTATAGATGTTGCCAATGTTCCATTTTAATCTCGTATCGCCATCGTGATTACATCTAACATAATTGAAAAATCCAGCTTTTTCTGTTCCTCTATTTAAACCTTTAAAAGTTGCTCGTAGAAAACCTCTTGCTGGTCTAGTACCATCTCCTAGAAAAAGCCCAGAATCTCCTCCATCATTATGTTTTCCATTAACAGAAGAGCTAGATGAGTTCATTTCAATACCTGTACTTGATGTTGTACCACTTCCCAATGGAGTTCCATTCATTAAAAATCTTAATTCTCCATTACCACCATGATTTCCACTATGAGTTTGTGGCTCTAAATGTATATCAAAAGTATTGTATGTTGAACCATCAAAGTTTGATGCCGCAAAATCCCAGTTTGTAGTATCAGTTATTGTACCTGATGCAACTTTTACATAGTCAGAAGATAAAGCCGCCCAAGATAATGCACCTGCTGAAGTATTTTTTAAATACATATCAGAAGCAGGTTTTGCTAATCTTTGTAAGCCACTTCCATCTCTGTAAAGTATATCACCTTGAGTTGTTATTGTTGTACCTACATCAGTACCATCAGTACCTTTAGCCGCTAGTTTTGTCCAATAGGAAGCATTAGACGTAGCGTTTCCAGTAGAAGCCTGTATACAAATGAAAGTTTCGTTTCCTGACGTTACAATGTCATCAACTACATACGCAGTTCCACCTGCATAAGCTCCTCTGAATACTGGCTTTATTCTTCCTAAATTTAATGTTGCCATTATTTGTTTTCTCCTTATTTATTGTTATTGATTAGACTGTTACGTTTAAGTTGCCATTGGCATCTACAGTAAACGAAAGTCCTCTTTTACCGATAAAACTCTCATCATATAAATCTGATTGAGCTGTATCGTTTGTTGAGACAGATAAATTATCTGTGCCATTTGTATAGTGAACGATTAAATCCTCTTTTTGAGAACCTGTACCATTCGTTTTTACAAATCCATATAAATCTGAAGAACCTGCGTCTCCAAATGTTAATTCTGTTCCACCTGCATTAACTACAACCGCTTTCTCTGCGTTTGCACTTAAATTACTGACTATGTCAGCCAAATCTCTTGCTTTTGTCATAATTACCTCGCTGTTGCAGGAATATTATTTGTTCCTACTATTGATTGCCCAAATGCCAAATAAATGTAAGTACCGCCACTATAATTAAAACCGCTATCTGTATTTCTTATTTTAAAACCATTGGACAAAAAATCTATATTAACTGCCGAATTTGTCCCACTAGCAGAATTACTTTGGGCAAGTAAATAATCATCAATAACATTAAATGGACTTATTGTGCCATCTTGCATAAACCAATTGTCACCTGCATCAGTTCTTTTAATCATAACAAACGCAGGTTTAAATCCTGTGTAAACAAATGTTCCATTAGCATTACCATTACCAGTATATTTTCCAAACTTGCTATAACCAGTTTTTTCTGCAAAGCAGTAAGCAATCATATTTTCTCCAGAACTATCTGATTTAGAAAAAGTAGTTGATGTAAATGATGCACCACTTCCAGTAGAAGCATCTGTTGCATTTAATTTCATATAATCCATTGAACCATCAACCATTGTAAAATAAACAATCCAATCTTCATCATTGTCTAATGATTTTGTAAATGATATTTTAGGTGTTTGACCTAATCCATGTCCAACTGTCCCAGAACTTCCTGTTCCTGTCCATTTAACAATACTAAATCCTGCTGTAGTATTAACACTAACAGTTGAGTTTATAGTTCCATCTGTATTAGCTGAACCTGCACCATTTGCTTTCCAGTTCCATGATGCGAAAGTTGTACCACTATTATTTTCCCAAGTTTCACTTCCTAAAGTAAAACCATCTGTTCCAAAAGCTGTCAAACTATTTGCAGATGTTCCTTCTGCATTAGTTAGATTGGGATATATTACTTTTGTTACACCCCTAACAGCATCATAAATTCTATGATGATAGGTAGCATCTCTTGATTTAATCCAAACCATATCTGGTTGATGACCTACACCTGTAATTGCATTTGTTGAACCATTACCAGTATAAAGTTTAGTATTAAAGTGTGCTGTAGATTTATTAATTGTTGTATAAGCCATATTATTCGTTTAACCCCTTTGTTGATAAAGCTGTGTAGTTTGCAGGTACATTATATTCAAATATACCTATTCCTGATGCGTTAGTTCCTGCACTAGATACTGCTGTTGTTCCGAAGTAGCCATTACCAAAATTAAAGTCAAAATTTGAAGCTCCCTCATAAGTATCACAAGCAATATAATAATCTTTTGAAGTATCTATTCCAGTAATAGCAGTTCCATGAGCAGAGCCATTTCTATAAAATTGAAGTGTTCCATTAACTCCATCATAAGCTATAGCTAAAATATCTCCTGCTGAAACAGCAGTTAATCCTGTTTGATTAGTGAAACTTGAACCAACTATATTTCCACTTGATGCTCTTATTGAAGCTAATCCATTATCTTCAAGTGATGAAGTTATAGTTTGTTCTGCATCTATAAGACCTATTGGATATGATTGACCACTTGTTCCTGTGTTATTTGCTTTCATTTCTACATAGTATTTACCAGAACCCATAGCTAAAGTTGAAAAACCATAATGAGTAGTCCAACTTCCGCCACCATGACTAACTAATGTATTATTACCATTAGTAAAATATTCACCACTAGAATTAAATTGTAATGGGTTCATTGTAGCAAAAACATTACTTGGATTATCTTCTGTTTTTGTAAGTGTACCAGTTATTGTAAAATTATTTCCATTACCTGATTGGTCATTAGCAGAATTGTCATCTTTAAATAAAAAATATCCATCAGTTCCATAAGTGACACTTACATCAGTTTTAATTTTCCATTCGCCAGTTGTACTATCTGTAGAACCAAAATCCGAAGCGGCATATTGAGTTCCATCTATCCAATGTAAATGAGACATTAAGCAACTATGTTCCATACCTGCTCCATCTCCATTTTTATTAATATTAGCAACTGTTCCTGATATATTCATTTTTAAATCTTGGTTTTGTGTTGGATAAGTTGCTGTACTAAAAGAAGTTTCTTGAACTCCATTAATATAAATTTTAACTCTATTTGCTTCTGTAGCTTGTGTAGTATCAACTGCCCAAACTATATGATACCAAGCCGATATATCTCTAAATTTTCTATTTGTAACAAATTTTATTTTATCACTACCACTAACTGTTGAGTGAAATTGAAGATTGTCACCTGATTGTGTTCTAAGTAAATTAAAATAATTTCCACCACTTTCGTAATGTGAGTGTATCATGTGCCCACCACTAGCTGTCACTGGGTCATTAAATTTTATCCATAATGATAAAGTGCCTTTTCTTGCTGATGTCCCTGCCGCATTATTTCTAGTTAAACTTGTTGCCATAATTAGTTAAATTGTGCTCCTCCTGATGAACCAAAGCTAGAAGTCAAAGAAAATGTTCTATCTGTTGTTTGACTTTCCGCATCAGTTGCTCTGATTGTAAAGTTATATGTTGTTGCTGATGTTGAACTACCACCGAAATCGGAAGTAGTAATTGCTCCTGTTGAACTGTTTAAAGAACAATTCGCTTGTGAAGCATTTGTTAATACGTTTGTTGTTTCTGAATAAGTTATTGCACTATCTGAACTCGCAGATAATGTAGCAACTGTACCAGAGAAATTTCCTGCTACAGAACCTAAAGAACCTGCACTTGTACTCCAAGTAGGTTCATCTGAAACTGTTAAAATATTGTTAGTAGAAAGAGTTGCATTACCATCTGGGTTTTCAACTCTAATTTTATATTGTGCATCTACAGTTAAAGTAAAGTTAGCTGTAATTGAAGTTGCACTTGTGTAAGTAACACTATTGGCTAAATACCATATTCCTGTTGCTGTATTAATAGCCCAAACTTGAGGAATTGATACAAAGTTAGTTCCTGCAATAACTACATTAGTTGCGTCATTAGTAATTGTACTTGGAGTACACCCTGTTGCTGTAGGTTTAGTTTCTCCAACTGATACACTTCCACCTAAAGCTACTGCTGAACCATTTATTGTAATACTTGAATTTGCTAATTTAGCATTTGCGATTGAACCTGCTAATTTATCATTAGAGATTGAACCTGCTAATTTAGCATTAGTAATACTTGGTAATCTGTCTATGTTAATTGTTCCTGCACTAATAGCCGAACCATTAACTGAAGCTACGTTGAAAGTTCCATAAGCAACTACATCTAAAATATCTCCTGCCGCCGCACCTGCCGCTAGAACTACAGAAGTACCTGAAGTAATTGTAATATCTGCCGCAGATAATCTTACACCATTTAGGTAGACATCAGCGTAACCTGCGTCATACGCAAGTGTATTTCCTGCTGTGTCTGCACCTGTAAATGTTGTTTGGTTTGCTGTAGCTGTGTAGTTGTACCTTTGAGCTGTACCATTTACTGTGCTACCTGCCGCCGCCCAACCTGAACTTTTGTAAACTTTTAATTCATTAGCATTTGTATCAAAATATAAATCTCCGACATTTAAACTTGATGTTGGTGCTGTTGCTGAAATTCTATATACGTCAGCAAAGTTTTGTACTGCCGCTAAATTAGTTGCTACAGTATTTACGTTAGCAATGTCATTACCAACTAAATTAACATTAGCGATTGCATTTCCAACAGTATTAACATTTGTAATATTGTTAGCTACTGTATCTATTTCACTTGTAGTTTCATTTAAGTCATCAGCTACAGTTTGAACTTCTGAAACTGCTTCTGCTAAATCATCTGCTACTGCAATTACTTTTGTAATATTAGTAGCAACTGTATTTACTGAAGTAATGTTTGTTGCGACTGTATTAACATTTGCAATATCAGAACCAACATTTGTAACATTAGTATTGTTTGCCGCTACAGTGTTAATATTAGTATTGTTTGCCGCTAAAGTAGCTAAACCTGATATTCCTGATAAAGTATTAATATTAGCTTTATCTGAAGATGATAACCATGTATTTTCAAGATAATACTTGGTAGCAACATCTTGGTTATCTGTTGGGTTAGCAACATTTATAATTCTTTTACTATTTGCGTCCCATTGAAAGTTTGTAGCGGAAGGTTTAATAACATCATTAGCATCATCAATAGCTTCCTGACCCATATAAAACGCTTGGGTACTATCTGTATCTAAATCATTTTCTGTTAATACTGAACCATCAGCATAGTCTGTTAATCTTGTTGTTTGAGACGTTTTTCTTCTTATCTCAATAGCCACATCTTGTGCAGGTGCAGAATTGAATGTAAGAGTAGTCCCTGCCGCATTTAGTGTATATGCAGTCGTAGCCACCCCTGCTAGGGTAACTGTAAGGTCTCCTGTAGCTCTATAGCTAAAAGGGATAGCATAAGATGTTGTACTGTTATTACCTGTATAACGTACAAAACTATTAGCCATCTATGATTTTTCCTTATTTTATGAATTTGTTTTACTAAAAGTGAAACTTTACTGGTTTGCTAGGGTTTCTAGCGTCTCATAATGCTTATTATATTTCTTATACTTATTCTCTAACAATGCTTTTCTTCTTTCCTCAAATTCAGGAAACTCTTTCATCATTTGTTTTTTAGCATATCTGTCAATTTTACGAATAAAATCTATAATAACTTGTGATTGTTCATCTTTACCATTAATAGTTCCATCTGGGTGTGCGTAGATAGCACCTTTTTGATTATAGTAATCAGTAACCATCTTCTCTACATATTGCTCTAATGAGTATTGTTTGCCTGTATATCCTTCATTATCAAATATGATAAAACCATCTGCATCTACTTTAACATTACTCTTAATTTCTAACATTCTGTCATAAGCTGTTTGATTTTTAGAGTTTCTAATCTCTTTTAATTTCATGCTTTGACTATCTCCTTTAACTCTTAAAGTAGCTATTGGGTGTCTGTATTCAAATTCTCTATCTCTAATAAATTGTGCAGTTTTAGTATTTTTAAATTTAGTCATAGCAAAAGGTGAAGACCATAACTCTAAACCAAATAACCAACCATCTTTTCTATCTATTTTTTGACCAAACATATTTCTTTTTGGCATTACTGCTGATTTACTACTTAATGGTGTTTTAACTAGCATTCTTATTCTATCATCTAAAGTATACAATTCTCTTTCCCATTCATCATTAACTCTGTCTACATATCTTAAACCACCAGATAAAGGGAATGCTTTATAGAATAATTGTGATGCAACTTGTGAACCCATTTTATCAAAACTTCTTGCATACATTGCATCATCTGAAAACATAAAGTTAAACAATTCAATAATGTTTTTAGTATAAAATTTAGAAGTTAGGTTTCTTGTTAATGCCGCAACTGTACCCATAATTAATTCATTAGTATCATTTTCAACAGCAGGGTCTATATCATCATTTGATGCCGCCGCTTTTTTATAAATTTGTAATACATCTGCCGCTACAAACATTGGGAAAAATAAAGGGTCTAATCTATTTAATGAAATATATTTACCATCTGATGTCTTCCAAGAATAAGGTTGTTCACCAGTAGTTTGTTCTAATTCTTTTTTCTTTTTATAATCAATATCTCCACCACCAGTAATTTTACCTGACATAGCTAAACCTATAGCTGTACCCCATAAAGCCCAACCCATTTGTATTCTAGCTTTTGCTTCAGCCGCCGCTTCAGGATTAAGATATTCTTTTTTTCTAAATGGATTTAAACCTCTAGCTATTTCACTTCTTAATTTGCCATTAGGCATTTTCTTTTCAGCTAACATGTGAGCCATTTGAAATTGAAATCTACCTAGAAAAGGTAAATGTTGTGCATTCCATCTTAATAAGTTTGATGGTGTATTAACAAAGTGTAAACCTAATAATCTTAATGCCTTATGTTTTGTTGCTACTTTTAATATAGAACCTGTAATCTTATCTTCTACTTCTCTAGTGTTAGGATTAACTTGTCCAACGTGTTGTGTATATGAACCTTCTTGTGCATAATATAAAGGTGAGTTTACTCGTTTATCTACAGTCTTATCTATTTCTATAGCTGAACCATTTTCTTTAATATATTGTGCTTCTATTTCTTTTGCTCTTTTAGCATATTTTTCACCATAAGTTATGTCAGTTAATTTATGTTTTGTGTCTTTAAGCACTGAAAAATTAGGATTTTCTTCAAGTATTTTAGAATTAATTAAAGATGTCATTCTAGCTTTAAACATCATAGATTTTAGAAATTCATCACCTGCTGATAAAAACCTCATAGGTGTAGACAATACTCTACCAGTTGCTCTAAATGTTCCTGTAATTAACTTACCAAATTTACTACCTTCTAAACCTACAAGGTCAGTTAAAGCATCACCCCAAGCATCAAATAAATCTTGAAGTTGTCCTTGTCTCATAGTGCTATCATGTTTCATTTGTCTAGCATCTAGTATTGCTCTACCTTCATAGAATGATTTACCAAATCTTTTTAGTGCATGTCCAAGAAAAGCATATTGATAAATATAAGTTTGTAATGCTTCTCTCATTATAACTCTTGCTCTATCTTTATCTCTTCTATACATATTAACACCTCTTAAAAACATTGTTGCAGGTTTCCATTGTGTTTGTACTAGACCTGACACTATGTTTAATATGTGTGTATCTGGTGATGATAGAAGGTTATTGTTTACAAATTCTGTAGCAATATCATATTTATCAACTTCAGTTTTCTTTTGTAATGCTCTAATAATCTGGTCTCTGTCTGCTAATTTTCCTACTGCTCTATAAAATTCTAATCTTTGTTCTGGTGTTCCTCTTTTAAGAGCCAACATTTTAGGGTCTTCAGGGTCAGTCAATAATTTAGCGGCTCTAGTAGCGTCAGCATCTATATTATGTGCATACAAGGCTCTTGCAATGTTTGTACCACTATCAGCTTTTCTAACAATAGTTTTATCTAATCGTTGTTCAACACTTTCAATTTTATTGAGTATTTGGTTTATTTCATCTGGTGCTAAATCTACTCTATTTAATTCAGTAGATAATCCACCTACCATATCAAAATCACTTCTTATATCATCTCCTTGTGCAATAACATTTACATACATTTTTACAAAGGCTTTTTCATTAGCTAAATCATTAGCCGCTTTTTCAAATTTTGCTCTATCTTGTCCATACTCAACGACTACTTCATTTATCATTTCTTCTTTAGTAATCTTTTCTTTTTTTCTTAATTCTGTAACTTCTTCTATTTTATTTTTAACAAAACTTTCGTAATCTCCACGTTGTCTTGTAGCGTTAATTATTAATTTAGGGGGTTTATCATCAGGATTGATTTTATCGGTTTCTAATTTATTGATATATTCTTTTGTAGATTTAACAGGTGGTTTGTTTCTTAATGTTTTAACAGTTTCATCAGGTAATAATGTATCAAATAGTTTTGCACCTGATAAATTACTTTGACCTTTGTTTTCAATTTCTTTTAAAGCCTTAACACCTTTTCTTCTTAAAGCGTTGTTTGTTAATTTGAATGCTCCTGCTGAAAATGCAGAACCAAAAGCTGTACCAAATCCAAACCCTGCGGCTGTAGATATTGCACCTCTTTGTAAACTGTAACTATCTTGAATACCTGCTTCAATATTTATATTTTGTAATAAAGCATCTTGACCACCAGAGATAACAGCATTGATAGTACCTTCGGTTAATCCACCTTTTACTATAGCTTTTCCTAGTGCTTGTTTCTGTGCGTATTTAGCAGTTTCTTTTAATGCTCTTTCACTTAATTCACCTGCTATTTTATCTTTAAGTGTAACTCTTAATGCTTGTTTGTATGCTTGTTTTGCCGCTTGACCACCAACTCCAACACCAACAAGGTTTACTGGGTCAGCTATCATAGCTCCACCATTATCAACTAACCATGCACCAAAACTTCTATTTGGGTCATTCCAAAATGAAGGTAAGTTTTCATACGTTTGTGCAATGTATGCAAATTCTTTTAATCTTTTTTCATCATCTTCTGTTGTAACATTATACATATCCATACCCATAGAAACTGTATTGTTAGTTCTCCAAGACCTGTCTTCATAGAAATAATCTAATAAATCTGCATGAGACATCTTTTTAAATTTCTTATCGTTCTCTCTATAAGAATAATAACTTTTTAATGTATTATAAAATTCTTCTGTTTGGATTGCTTCTAAAGCATCTTTCTCTGTTTGACCTACTTCTGGTACTGTGTAATTTTCATTAAAAGCACTTTCAGTAGTTGAAGTATTTTTTAACTTATTAAAATCCATTATTGTGCCAATCCTTCAAGTGCTTGTATAACTAATTCTCTATCAAGACCTAACTGTTTAGTTAAATTGTCTATCATTTCTATGCCTCTATCTTGTGGAATTAGGTCAAAGAACTCTTTGTTTAATACACCTTCAGGAAATATTGATGTTACTACGTTTTGTATAAATGGTATAACTTCTTCGTTGTTAAAATCTTCTGTTGAAATACTATTGAATGGTAAGTTATCATTGTTTGTTCTGTGTTGTTCTATTTGTGGGAAGTTAATTTTCTTACCATTTAAAGTAATAGATTTATCATCAAACTTATCTACTTGTAAATTAATATTAGGTAATTGAGACATAGCCACATTAAAGGTGTCATAGAAGCCTGTCTCTTGTCTTGTAACTTCTTTTTTAGCTTCTTCAGCTTGTGCCGCTTCTAGTTCTTGTTTAGCTTTTAACTCTGCGGCTTCTTTTTCTTCTTGTTGTTGGTCAAAAGTTTTTAATTTAATATTCTGACTTGTTGTTTTAGAAACCATATATTTCTGTAATTTCTCCATGAACTCGGCTCTTGCAAAGTTATCAGGTCTTTTTCCATTTTCTTTAAAATAATCTCTTTCAAAGTCATATATTTCTCTAATAATATGTTTACGAGCTGTATCAATAGCTTTTGCTTTTTGAAATGGATTACCTTCATCAGGCATTTTACTATCTATTAAGTTCATAATAGTTTCTGTACCTTTTATAAAAGGTTCTTTAGTTAAATGTAATTTTCTATTATCTGCTTTTTCTGCTGAAGCAAAATGACCTAGTGCATCTTTCATTAATGCAGGGTCTACATCAAGTTTATTAAAAGCCGCTTTCATTTCTTCTTCATCAAAGAAATCATTATTGTAAATTTGTTCAATGAACCCATCATAAATTGCAGGGTCAGTATCTATATATAAATCAGCTTTCATAGATTTATCAAAGTTAGCTACAGCTTGAACATCACCCATTTCTTCTAATTGGTCTCTTAAAGCCATCTTTTCTTCATGTGTTCTAGGTCTTGTAGTTGTATTTCCTTCAGCATCAGTTTCAGTTACGTCTGAATATAACTCTGCATATATTTTCTTAACTTTTTCTTTTCTTTCGTATTCTGCTTCTTCTCTATCATTTGTTATTAATCTTCTTCTTTGAATTTCTAATGCTTTTTGTAAAGCAATAACGTCTTTTGATTTTCTTGATGCAAGAGTACCTATAGCTGAACCATTTTTTCCATAACCTAAATTGGTATTTAATAAAGCATCTGCTCTATCTAAATCATCTTCAGTTTTTGCATTAGCAATAATTTCTTCTATACTTCTTTTAACAACAGCTAGTGTTTCTGCATTTGTATATAATAAATTAGGTTTTGAACTACCATCTTTGCTAGGTACTTTTATTTGTAAACTTTTTATAAAATCTGGTAATTCAGTTTTTAAATTTTCTGTATCTATGCCATCTAATAATATTGTACCTTCTCTAACTTTTTTATCTGTAGCATAAGCGGCTCTATTATCAGCATCTACTAAAGCATCTTTTGCTCTAAATTTATTAAATTGTGTAGTAAAGCCTAACAATGTTGAACTATCCATTGCCGCAGTATCAGGCATATATTGTTTGTAAAATATATCTAAAGTTTGTGTTTCATCAGTAATGTCATACTTATCTTTATTTTGTTCAATGTTAGTAATGACTTCCATTGCTTTAACTCTACCTGCATGATAATTTGTAGTGGCTTCAACATACTTACCAGTTAAATCTGGGTGTTTGTTTGCAATAATTTCTGCTTGGATAGTTTCAAAACTTTTACCTGAAGCATATAGCTCATCTATCTTTGCAATAGCTTTATCTTTTTTTCTATCAATTTTTAAATTTTCAGCTTTACCAATTCTATAACCTGCGTTTTCTAATGATTTAGCTAATCCATCACTTCCTCTAGCTGTTTGCACATAACCTGCACTACCTAAACCATAGTATTTGCCAGTTGCTTGTTTTTCGTATTTAGCCATAATTAATTTTTCTTCGCACCTTTGTTTGTTTGATTAGCCTGATATGCCTCGTAAGAGACTGAAGCTACATCTATCATTAATCCTGTTCTTGAAGGTTCTATTGGGGAAGATAAGCTATTATAGCCTTTATGAAGATTAGCGTAGGCTTCTGTTTGTTGGTTTTGAAATATTTGAACATCTTTATCATGTCCGCTTGTAATAGCATTCCAATCTTCATCAAATAAATATCCGATTGATTGAACTATTTTAGTATTATTACCAAAACCTAAATTTGTTTTTTGTGCGATTTCACCATCTTTTTCTGCTTTAGATTTAATTTCTGCTTTAGTTTTTTCCATATCAGCATTAACTTTCTCTTGGTCAATCTTATTCATGTCATGTAAATATCCTCTATCAAAATTTCTTCGTGAAGTCTCTTGGTCTCTTCTGATAGCTTTGTTCTGTGCTTTCTTTTCTCTGTAACCTTGAACTAATCCTGCTACTTGAATAGCCGCACCAATGTTACACATTATTTATTTACCTCTTTCATCATTAATAAAAATGGCATCTTACCGACACCGAATTTCCCTATTTTTTCTTTTGGTTCAAATCCTAAAAATTGTAACCATTTTAATGCTTTCCAATTTCTTTCATCTACGAAATTGTAAACATATTTATAATCTTTACTCATGTCTGCCACCCAGTAAGGACATTCTTTAATAAACTGTTTTGTATGTTTAAAAAGTTTCTCACTAGATAGAAGCCAAACTACTCCATACTCTTTTAATTTAGTTGGAGAAGAACCGAACATACCAATTACACCTTCGCTTTCAGTTCCTACTATTGTATAAATTTTAGCTTTCTCTTCTGTAAAAGGTAAGACTAATGCTTCCAATGGTGTGACACCATCTGAAGCCATAATTTCTTTTCTATCACCTATTCTTACTCTAGGTGCTAATTCCAAAGTGTCCGCTAATATAGCAGGACGTACATAATTTTCTTTAACCATTAAATCCTATTTGCTCTGTTATGATAATAACCTTCAACTTCTGCACCTGCGACATACATAGGTAAGTGAGAAGATGATTTAATATCTAATACGAACTCTGTGTTTTGTGCTTGTACTGGAACTCTTAATGTTCCTGAAGCGATAGCAGGTTGTCCAACAATAGATGAAGATGTACCAATGATATACCCATTCATTATTGAAGTTGATTTATCTCTATTTGTAGGAGTTACTTCCACCTGAAAGAACCCACTGTTTTCAAAATTAAATAATATATTTCTAATTTGGTATCTACCTGTAGTAACAGCTACTAAACCTCTACCAGTATTTTCTCTGACATAAGGAGTAGATAATCTGTATTTACTTTCATAAGGTACACCAATGTATAACGAAGTGTGATTACCTTTTATTGTATAAGTAGAACCACTTGTGTTTGTAGCTGTGTAGTCATTACCATTTGTTCTATCTACAGCTAATAATCCAGTCTTTGCACCATAAGGTGAGGTAAACGTAGTTAAATCTGTTGTGGCACTATACGTTCCTGTAACTGAAGTTTTAAGGTCAAGATAAACTCCATGACCTATAGTAGTATCTTTTAAATTTCTTAAATCTATTTTAAATAATTTTGTAGTAGTACCTTCAGAAGCTAATACATAAAGGTAACTTTCTAAAGACATTACACCTATAATTTTAACACCTGTAAATGTCCATTTAGACCAAGCGTTTTGCACTTTCTCACCACCATCAAAGAAATACTTATAGATAATCATTGTACTAGCATTTGTTGCTGAAGCTGTACCTGAATATGGTGCAGTTTGTGTATCTGCGGCATCAGACGAAAGAAATACTAGAGTGTCTTCTGTTGTATTACTTACAATTTTATAACAATTAGATGGTATTAAATTTTGTACTGATACACTTATATCTAAACCATCATTTGTTAATGTATCATCATCAGCAAAGTATTCTCTTATTGCTGTGTTGTTTGTTCTAGCTTGTGCAAAGTAAGCAAACTTACCTGCTGAAACTGGTGTTACTTTATCATCATGTTCAAATGAAGATACTTCATTAAGTATAGCTGTAGTAGGTGATATAGTATCTCCTGCACTATCTAATTTATATTGTGCTGTATCAGAAAATAATAATAAACTTTCATTAAATCCTACAGAGTTTTTAAGTGTGTTAACCTGTGTGCCTGAAGCCGCTATATCAATAGGGTCAGTATCTAAAACTTGTGTAGATGTAGTTGCAAAGTAATTAAAGAAAGAAGCATTCTCTGTTAATACTAAATTCTCTCCTGATAAAATTCCTAATCTGTTTTTATAATATGTAAGATTGTTAATTTTTTTACCAACGAAAGTAGGATTAGCATTTGTTTCAGCATCTCCACATACTCTATCAGTCCAATCTAATTCTTTAAAAGTAAATGTGCCATTATTATTGTTAATCAATGCGTGTGGCATTGTAGAATTAGTTATACCTACAGAAGTAGCAGGTGCTATAGTTTCATTCCATACACCAGACTTACCTGTAAATTTAACATAGTAATCTGATAATGTATCTCCTTCTTCACCAGTTACTTTTATAATTACATCTTTCTTTCCATAGAAAGGTAATTTACTAAAATCTTGTATTTCATCTCTGATAGCGTACATAGCTGTGTTACCAGAACCATCTGATGAACTTATTGTATAATCAGCTAGTGTGTTTGGTGATGAAACTGTACCTGTAGGTTTTCCATAGATAACACTATCAAATGCTTCAAATGTAAAATGAGATGATATACCTGAATAGTTTGCTAATCCTTGTGAACTAGATAAAGTTGCACCTGTATCTGTTCTAATAGTTTTAAATCCAATACCATCAGCCGAAGCGTCCCAATGTGAACTAGAATGACCATTTAATAATATATCTGTAATTTTGTTTGTATCTCTAAATTTACTATCAGTAGAAGCATCATTACCTGAAGGTAATTGAAACACTACTTCATGTTCATAAGCCATGTTAGGGTGATTTAATGCTACTTTATATTCTCTACCATAGTTTGTTAATTTACAAACAATTAAAAATTCTTCTACTTTAGCCGCAGACGTTGTGCTGTCAGCAGTTACAGTAGTTTGTGTATTTGCTATAAAAGTATAATCAGCAATGTTTACTAATTTAAAATGTTCTTTAGGATTAGTAGAAGTTAAATAACCTGAACCACTTTGTATAGTAACTGTTTTTGAATTACCTGCTAAATCAAATACTTTAATACCACCATTGTATAATGCTACAATGTATTGATTATCAGCATCTCTTTGTATTTGCCAAAATTTTGTTTTATTAGAATATATATTTGAAGCATCTAATGTTGCTACATAATCTAAAGGTGGTCTTTTAGATAAACCATCTACTAAACCATTCTGTAAATTAACTTGGTCTTCTCCTTGATTTAATCCTCTTTGAGTAGGTGTCTGTTGAGACATGCCATTCAAAAAGTTAGGAATAGATTGTGAAACAACACTACCCATAATTACCAATTCCTTCTAGTAGGTCTGTGTATTATGGAAAATGTATTACTATCACCATCAAGTATATTTACGTCACTTTCTTGGCTATCCGCTTGATGGAATGCCATCAATGCTTCATTTTCATCTTGACCAATTAATTGAGTAATTTCTTTATCACCAACAAACCTTGAAGCAAATCTTCTAGCCGCTTTCATTGTAATATATTGTCTAGCGTATTCTGGTAAATGTTCAAATTGTTGTACTAAAACCATATCAACTGAAGAAGGTGCAGAAGCAAATACATCTGTATGGTTTTCCATATCATATAGAAATCCATTTCTTAATGTGTAGTTTAAATATCTGTGTTGGGAATTTGCGTCAACTTTTACGCAGTTTGAAGGCAGGGGAACTTTATTATTACTATCTAAAGTTAAAGATGAGTAGTTAACATGTGTGTTAAAATTCCACCCTTGTGATTGAATGGACATAGATGTTTCATTTAAAATATTTTTTGCTGTACCTACATCAACTGTAGTAGTACCTGTGATACTATTTACTGGTGCTTCCCCTATTGTAGAAAGCATTATATTTACAGCTTGTAGCTCACTTGTTGGTGTGATTTGTGTTGTCATCTGTGCCTTTGTGTAAATTTTGATTAAACACAGGGCGGATATTTCACCGCCCTATGTAAGTAAAAAACGTAATTAATTATTACGCTTCTTTAATACCGACTGCCGCTTCTGGTCTTAATACACCATGACCCATGCTGTATTTAGCTACCATTAACGTACCTTGTCTTCTTATGTCGTATTCCTTTTCAACAGCTAAATCCATTAGCTTAACAGTTCCTACTGCTGAAGGGTGAGATACAAGAGCAACAAAGTTAGAAAGGTTAACAGCTTGTGGGTTAGAACCACCATTAGTTGCTGAACCTTTATCTGGCAATGCAGTTACGTTACTGTCTACAAAGTGAGGAACAGGTACTAATTCAATACCTGCAATTTTCATCACTTTTCCAGAAGCCACACCACCATTAGCACCACCTGTGAAGTCAACATTGACTGCATTAGTAGCATTCGCTAATTTGTAGTATTCTTCTAGTCTCATAAAGCATTTTCTGCCTTCTGAAGGAACGTAGTTTGCATCAAGCTCTTTAGCCGCCGCAAAGATTGCATCAATCATTGCATTAGCCGCAGTTGCATCTGTAGCAGAAGCAATGCCTGTGTTTACTACGTTAGTTGTAGCGTCTCCGCCTGTAACACTAGCAGAAGCTAGTGATGCTAGACCGATTGTTTGTAAGATGTGTTTATCTTTTTGGAAAGATAAAGCTCTACCCATTTCAGTAGAGTATGCACTTCTAACGTCCCAATGCGATTTAGCTTCTTCAATATTACTTATAAATACTGAAGATATTAAAAGGTCATTAATTGTAATAACCTTTTCGTTTGAGTTAACTGCAGAACCTAATATTTCAGCTCCAACTGCATGATACTCTGCACCAATTCTTCCCATAACAGGAAAAGTTGCTGACTTACCAGATGAGATACTTCTTACCATATCTGCACCTGCTGTTTTTGAAGCTCTATCAAATGAAGTAATTACTTCACCTGCGAATACTTTTAAAAACAATGCGTCATCACGAGTTGCACCACTATTAGCATTTCCGAATTTAACTGGACTTGCGTTTGACATGTTAGTGTCTCCTTTTTGTTATTGTTAATAAAAGCCTCTTCAATTCAGTTATTTAGTCAAGATTGTCTACCGCAGTAGGTCAAGTTATTTGGCTAAATTGTATTGGCAGTTGCCACGCATAAGCGTTGCACAACTATTTTATATAGATAGCGTGTTGTCTGTCATTTCTTTAGATTGTTTTTCAGTAATCATATCTGATTTTGAACCATAATCTAAATCTACTTTTGCTGTTTCATTATCAAGAAAAGAATTAGTTTCTGATAAATCTAAAGAATTTGTAGATGACATACACATACTATTTTTTGTCTTTGTCCTTTTTCATGGACGCTTCTGTTAGTTTATCTATTTCAGATATAGCTAATTTAGAATGAACTAATTTATCAAAATGTGTTTTTAAAGTTTTAATAAATTTATCATGGTCAGCTACGCCAACAGAATTTTGTAAAAATGTGTCAATGATTGCTGTACTTTCAGCAACTTCTGCATCATATAATTTTCTTAATGCTAGTAACCACATATTATAACTCCGATTTAGAAAGTTTGTCTTTGACTGCCGCTTGATAAGCAGGGTCTTTTTGGTATCTATCATCAGACATTGCTCTAGTAACTTCAGCCCAAGATTTATAACCTGCTTCTCCTGATGGAGCAGATTTACCTTCAACTAAACTAGGCTCTGAACCATTAGCTTTTTCAAATTTTGCTTTTAATCCTACTACAGCTAACTTCGCTGTTTCTAAATCTTTAGAATTAACTGCTGTATTATATGCTGTTTTCTCTGCGTCTGTTAAATTATCAGCCGCCCAGTTTGCCATTTCAGAATAAGCATCATTACCACCTACTAATTCTTTAACTGTATTAGTTTGCTTTTCACCGATTGCTTTTTGACCTTCAATAAATTGGTCAACATAATCTTTAGGTATTCCTGCTTTTTCTAATGCTTGATATGATTTTTCATCAAGCTGTCCTTTTTCAGCATATTCATTTGACAGATTTTCCATATTTAAACCTGCACTAGCCACTGCTTTTTCAGCAATATCTAATTCACCTTTTTGTTCTTTAGGTGCATCTTCTTTTAAAGTAGCTTTACTTGTTGGGTCTACTTCCTCTTTTGGAGTTTGTTCACCAAGTTTCTTTTCTAACTCTGAATATGACTTTGCTAAATCTTCAACACTGTTGAATTTTTCAGGTAAGCCTTCAGGTTTACTTTGTGTAGACTGCTCCGCTACTGGCTTTTCGCTAGTAGTTTCTTCTTCTTTATTTATTGTTACTTGTTCTACCATTGTGTTTCCTTATTATTGCGGTTTAGATAAATTATTTGCAACTGGTGCAACCGCCTTCTCTGCCATTTGCATAACTTGTTGTTGCTCTGCTTGTTCAGCTTGTGCTTCCGCTTCTTGGGCTAATTGTTCTGGTGATTTAAGAAGACCATCAGTATCTATTCCTAGACCAATAGCTATTCTTTTAATTAAATCATCAGGATTTAAAGCCTGAACAACTTGCGGATTTATCTGTGCAAGATTTCCTATCTCTGCAACAAATTCTCTTAATTTTTGTAAATCATTTCCTCTACCTAATGCTTCAATACCAGTAATAATAGTTGGCTGTACTGTTCCTTTAGGTAATGTTGGAATTTCACTAGCTTGTTCCATTCTTTTCATAAGTATTGCTACTAATGGAAGTTGGAACTCTTGTGATAATAATGAATATATACCACCCATAGCTGTTTCTAGTTGTTCAGCCATGTATCTAATTTCTTGTGCTGTTACTCTTTCTGCATCTCTTTGTATTGCTGTGTGTAATAAGAATGCGTAAGACATTCTCTCTTCTAATTTAGCAATAGATTTCTCTACTACTTGTAAATCATATTGTTTTTGTGCTTGTAATACTGAAACATCATCTTGTGTTCCTGTAATAATATCGCCATTTCTAGTTTGTGCTAAATCTTTCTTTCTAGTTACACTGTTAGGTCTAACCATAAATACTATTTTAGATGAAGCCGCCGCACTTTCCACAAGTGCTTGTGATAAACCTTCTAGTGATTTTAAATCTCCTAAAAATTCTTCTACATATCCTCTGCCATAATCTTCATTATCAACTCTTACCATTCTTAATGCTTGGTAAGGCATTCTTTCTTTTTTAAATTTACCAATACTTGAAGGAATTTTAATTCCATTAACTTCCTGACATACATAAAAATCATTGTCATCTAATTTATAAATATGTGTGTAAACTTCTACATCTTCATCTTCTTTATACTCTGGGTCTGAAATAACTTGTGCCGCTATTTCTTTTCCTAAAGATAAAATGCTAGTTAATTCTTTAACAATTATTTCTAATACATTTCCTGAAGCATCTCTTCTAACTACATATTGAGATAAAGGAAATACTCTCATTGAACCTTTTTTAGGTAAATAAGTTAGTACATTTCCACCAACTATTAAATGTTTTAATGCTTCAAATACTGATACTCTTAAAGCAAGTTGTTCAATTTTATTTGATACTTCTTTTTCAATAACAGACAAAGATTTCTCTATGTCAGTCTTCATTTCTTTATTTTCTTGTAATTCTTTTTTAGCTTCTCCTGCTATTGATAGTCTAAAAAATGGGGAGTTTGGGGGAAGCAATAGTAAAAGAAGTTTACTTGCTAAATTGTTGACACCTCTAGCACCAACTGATTGAAAGGGATTGTATAAATCGCTTGATGATGTGAAACCATCAGGTTTAATTAAGGAAGGAATTGTTAATTCACTACACTCTTCTGCTCTATCTAAATAATGTTCTCTGTTAGTGATTAACTTATTATATCGTTCTTTAGCTGTTTGTTGTTTAGTTAATTCACCTGTATATTCCATTAATTATTATGCTTGGTTTGTTCCACCGCTTGTAGTGATATTTAAACCTGAAGAAGTATTTAAAGCACTTGTACCTGACTTCTTAACTTTCTTCTTTTTGATGTTTAAATCCTGCTCGTTAGCTGTAACCAACTCTGGTGCAGTTTGCTCTCCAACTTGTTGTGAAGTATTTACTGGCATAGGTGGTTGCTTTGGTGGTGGTGGCATTTTTGGTCTTGAACACATATTATTTTTCTGTCCTCTCTTTTAAAGTATTGATAAATTTAACCACGTCCCTTTGACCTGCATTAAAATAAATAGTTTTAGTATCATCTTTTAATTCAGGCGATTTTTCTGGGTAAACTTTGTTTAATAGTTTGACTAGGTCATCTACTTTTGTAGGTAAAACCAAATCTTCGTCAATGTTTTTCATCTAAAAGTGAAACTTTACTCCCACAGATTACCTGTAACAGTACCTTTATTGTATTCAGTTGCTCTATTCTCAAAGAAATTAGCGTGTTCTACACCATTTAACACCCACTCTAGCCAACCTAGTGGATTATCTTTTACTTTATAATTAGGTTTTAAAGACAACTGTAGAAGTCTTCTATCAGCTATATATCTAATATATTGTTTAACTTCATCAGGTCTTAAACCTCTAATCCCACCCATATCAAAAGCTAAATCAATAAACTTATCTTCAAGTTCAACCATATCTCTAGCTGTTTGATAGATACTTGCTTTAAATTTTTCTGTCCAAATATTTGGGTTTTCTTTTATTAACTGATGGAACAATTTAATCATACTTTCAACATGGTGTGTCTCATCTCTAATACTCCAAGTAACTATCTGACACATTCCCTTCATTCTTCCATATCTTTGAAAGTTAAGTAACATAGCAAAAGATGCGAACAGTTGTAGTCCTTCACCAAAAGCAGAAAAACAAGCTATCTCTCTAGCTAATCCTTCTATGCCTTTTCCTTTAGATTTAAAAAGATACTCATGTTTGTTAGACATCTCTTTATATTCATGGAATGCTTGGTACTCTTTATCAGGTAAACCAATCGTATCATTTAATAATGAATAACTATGTGCATGGTTAGCCTCACTAGAAGCTATTGCTGATAACATCATTCTAACTTCAGGTGGTTTAAACATTGGAATATATTTATCTAAATATGCTTGTGCTATATCTACATCTCCTTGTGTAAAGAATTTTAATATTTGACCTATTAAGTTCTTTTCTGGTTCAGATAATCTTTCATTCCAATCTCTTACGTCTTCATGTAAAGGAACTTCAGATGGCAACCAGTGCATTTTCTGTTGCATATCGTATGCTTCAAAAGCCCATTCATATTCAAATGGTTTGTAATAAGGTCTACTTTTAAATAAACTCATCTCAATAACTCTATTCCTTCTATTATAATTATTATTAATAACTCAACTGCCAAGATTGTGTGATAGACAGTCCATAATACAGTTTGTTTTTCTTTTCTTTTACGTCTTCTTTTTTTTCTAGGTTTATCTACATCTTTAAATAGGTCTGTATATGTCATGTTGTTTTCATTTGTTTGTTTCTTTAATTATTTGTTTTAGTATAGTAGTTGTAGGGTTAACTTTATCATTAATATGTGAACAACCTGTCAGCAGTATTAAAATTATTAAATACTTTTTCATATACAATCACATATTGTATTAATAACTGCTAATACAAATACATATCCCATGTAACCTGATAACATTGCTATTAATAATTTTTCAAACCAACCCATTACTCACAAGCTAAACAATCTGCTTCTGGTATGATTGTTCTTTCTATTTTCTTTGATAATAACTCTGCACGTTTGATAGCTTCACTTCTACAATAGTACAAAGTTTTAAGTTTTCGTTTCCAAGCCAACATGTGTATGTCATGTAGCTCTTTAACATTAACATCAGCAGGTACAAAAACATTTACTGATTGTGCCTGACAAATAAACTTTTGTCTGTCAGAAGCATGTTCTATTACCCATTGTTGATTAATTTCTATAGCTGTTTTAAAAGTATCTTTTTCAAAATCAGATAATTCTTTTAAATGTAATACTGAACCTCTGTTTGCAAGTATAGATGTCCAAGTTTTCTCTGTATTAATACCCTTCTTTTCTAATAATTTTTCTAAATATTTATTCTTAACCAAGAATGAACCTGACATAGTTTTTTGCACATAAGCATTTGCTCTGTATGGTTCTATTGATGGTGAAGTAGTACCACAAATAATAGATGAAGAAGCGTTAGGTGCTATTGCTAATAAGTGTGCATTACGCATACCAGTGCCTTCCATATCAGGAGCTTCACCTCTTTTAATAGCAAGTCTTTTACTCTCTGCTACTGCTTGTTCTTTAATGTGTTTGAATATTTTTAAGTTCATTGATTTAGCCAACGCACCTTCAAAAGGAATACCTTTAGATTGTAAGTAAGCGTGGAAACCCATAGCTCCTAGACCAATACTTCTTTCATTAGCCGCACTAAACTTTGCTCTGAATACACTATCAGGTGCATTCTCAATAAAATAAGTTAAAGCATTATCTAAAAATCTAACTAAATCAGATATAAATAAATTGTTATTTTTCCATTCATCAAACTTTTCTAAATTTACAGAAGACAAACAACACACTGCTGTTCTATGTTCGTCAGTAGGTAATACTATTTCTGTACATAAATTAGAATGATGTACATTTAATCCTAATTTCTTTTGTGTTTCAGGCATTCCTTCATAGATAGTATCTGTAAAAGAAATATAAGGCTCACCAGTAGCAACTCTAATCTCTAAAATCTTTTGCCACAACTCTCTTGCTGATACAGTTCTTATAACTTCATTAGTGTGTGGGTCTATTAAATCCCAACTGTCATCATAAGTAGGTTCAGCAATACACTTCTCAATTAATTGCATAAACTCATCTGAAATATTTACTGCGTGATGTAAGTTAAGACATTTTCTATGTATGTCTCCACCACTAGGCTTACGCATTTCTAAAAATTCTATAATCTCTGGGTGTGATATATCCATGTAAGCCGCATAACTTCCACGTCTAGTTTTACCTTGTGAGAATGCCATTATCTCACTATCAACAACGTGTAAGAATGGGATTGAACCTGATGATTGTGAACCACCAGATGTACTTACTCCATCACTTCTAACATGTCCCCAGTAACCACCGATACCACCACCAATAGATGCCAACCAAGCATTCTCTGTGTAGTGTCCTGTTAATCCTTCTCTACTATCACCAACATAATTTAAGAAACAAGAGATAGGCATACCTCTTGATGTTCCGCCATTAGATAAAATAGGTGTTGAGAACATAAACCATAATTTAGAAGCGTAATTATAAATACGTTCCGCCATCTCATCATTATCAGAGAACGCTTTAGCGGCTCTCATAAATCCATCTTGCGGTGAAGTTTCGTCTGGTAATAAGTATCTATCTTTTAAAGTAGTCTTACCAAAATCAGTAAGCAACTCATCTCTATCATAATCTATCATATTATTTCTCTATCTTAATGTAATCTTTTCTATCTATTGTTAAGTAATTAATTTCTTTTGGTTCAAATATTTCAAACCAATTAAAGACTGTTTGTTTATCTAGCTTACTACAAGTGTAGACATCTAGCTGAAGCAAAGCAGGTTCACATTCGTCCCATGAATGTAAAGCTATGTGAGAAGTTTCTATAGGTTGAACACATGTTAAACCTTTGTTACCTTCTTTAGATACATAGACTGATACCGCCCTACCTAAAGGTTTCATACCTAAACTTCTTATTAACTTTTTAATTTGTTTTTTTATCTTTCGTATATCTGTAGGTGGTTTGTTTACTTCAGCACGAATAATTATATGTTTGTGGTCAAGCATTACTTACCTAGTTTCATTTTAATTTCTGATTGAGTTTCTTTTTCAAGTATTAAATCAATGTACTGTTTAGCTTTCTTTAAATCCTCAATCTGCTTTTCTTTTGTTGAGTGTTTAAAACGCCATCTACATAAATATTTAATAGCATTCCCCTCTGCATAGGGAATGTCATTTTGCATAATGAAAGTAACAGGTTCTATTTTGTACCTAAAATAATGAGGTGGTTGCTTTACTTTATCTGCCATAGCTTAACCTTCCCAGTCTTCTTATTGTACTCACCATGTCTTAAAATGTGTGCGACCCTAGCCTGTTGTAGTGCTTCCTTCTCTGTGTACCCTTTTTCTTTATAGATACCTTTAACTATCTTCCATAAATCTTTAAGCTGTACGTTAGTATATTTCTTTATTAATTTTTCAGCAGTCTTAATACCTACTCCTTCAATACCATCATAACCATCAACCTTATCTCCTGTTAAAACTTGAAGCATAAAATTATAGTTAGCTAGTTTCTCTGGTATCTCTTCGGTAGTGCTACCATCATTAGATAAAGTACATGGAATTGTACGCATATCTTTATCAATACTGACAAGAACTCTCTCTTCAGTAGTTGCAGGTTCAGTTGCCATAATACCCATGACATCATCTGCTTCTAAATTCTCCCACATAACACCATTATGTTTTTCCATAATGTGTTCACGCATAGCTTTTAAAACTAATGGTTTACGTTTAGCATTTCTATTTGATTTGTATGAAGGAAGAACATCTTTACGAAAATTATTCTTATCTGTTAATGCTACAACATAATCATCTGCTGATAAGTTAGCACCTAAATCCTCAATAACTAAATCAAGTTGACTTTTACAAGCCTTCTCATCTGAATGTAATGTCCATAAACCATCACCCCAGTTTGTTTCTATCTCATTATTAGTTGCAATTTGATAAGCAAGTATGTCTCCATCAATAACGAGAACTTTCTTTTTCTTATACATTTATTTTACTATCCTTTGTTGCATAGATTTGGTTAAATTTTTTGGCAAAAATATTTCGGCTAAAGGTATAAGAACAAACTTACTTCTAAAGCCATCACCACCTGCTTTTAATGTGCTGATATATTTCTTTGCCAATCTTTTGATTGTCTTTGTGTCAAAGATTAATCTACAATAATCTTTCTCTCCTTCTGCTAGGATATGTACCCAGTAGTCAGACTTTGTAGCCATGACACCTGAAGGTTTACCATTACATTCCATTTCAATAGCAATGTTTCCAGTCTTAAACCACCAGTCTCTTTCTGTCTTAACTTCTATTTTAGTTTTATCTTTATCTAATATAGATGCTAATTTCTTTTCTCTATCTTGACCATACTTCAGGTCAATATCAAATTTCTTATTCATTAATGTGTTCCACTCCAATCAGTTGAGACTTTGTATTCTCCTGTTAGAGGAACTCTTAATTTGTAGTGTTCACCTGCTCGTCTAATACAATCTACTGCTATCTTACCAATAGCATCAGCGTCTTTTGCATCACACTCAACTTGTATTTCATCATGTACCCATACAACTTGTTGTGCATTATTAAATTTTTTGATTTCTTTATTAAATTCTACTAACCATCTTTTACATAAGATAGCTCCTGCACTTTGTAGAAGTGTATTCAGTGCGGCATAACTATTTCTAACTTTAATATCTCTTTTGTCTAAACCTTTTATATATCCACGTTCAGCCGCAGACTGCACACCTTCAATAAGTTTGTGCAATGCAGGTAAGTTATTTAAAAATCTTTTCTTAATCTTTCCTGCTTCTTTAAAAGGTTTCCCTATTACTTCAGCAATTTTTTTCACACTTCCACCATATAAAAAGCAATAGTAAAAACGCTTCGCTAGGTCTCTGCTGTCAAGCCCTGCTAATTTCTGTGTCTCTGTGTGTATGTCTCCTTCAAGTGCAACTTTGGTGTACTCACCATTGTCAAACTTTGACATAAAATGACAGAGCATCATTACTTCTAATGAACTTACATCAATACCAACTAATCGTTTACCTTCTGGTACTGTAAATAATTCTCTACACTCTTTACCATAAGGTGCAGACGTACTAACAACCTGTCCTAAATTTGGAAAAGAATGACTAGCTCTTTGTGTTACACAAGAGTTAGTATTACATGTGCCATGTATCTTACCATTGCGTTCATGCTTTAACCAAGCCTGTGAGCCAGTAGCTATTTGTGCAATTCTTTTATTTAATAAAAAGTGTTCAGCTAATAGTTTAGCTTCAGGGTATTCTAATTGAGATAATATTTTATCATCTAACTTTGCTTTACCATCTGAATTAAATTCTTGTGCGTCCCACCCATACTTTTCTTTTAATCTTTCTGCTATGTGATGACGTGAACTAGGATTAAATACTATAACTAAATCTTTTAATCTTTTACCTGTCTTTGTAGACCATCTTTCTTTTACAATAGGTTTAAATACTTTTTGTAAATCTTCTTCTAGCTCTACACTTCTAGCTTTTAATTTAATATATAATTCTTCAGCTTTAACTCTATTAAAACTAAATCCATATTGTTCTTGTTTAAATATTAATTGTGCTACTTCATGTTCTAAATCCATAGCTTCTTGTGAGTAACCTTTTTCTTCTATTACTTTATATAATTTATAAGTTACCTCTGTGTCTTGCTTACAATACTCTAGCATTTCAGGTGTGAATGTTTGCCAGTCAGTTTCTAACTGTTCTTTGTACTCACCTATTCTATTACCCCATGCTTTTAATGAGTGTTTACCTATACAATCTTTTGGAAAGTCCTTAATTGAAAAGTCTTTATCTTTAATGTCTGAAAAAAGTAATCTTGTTCCTACTAAAGTGTCAAAAATTTTTTGTCTAAAATCAAAGTTATATAATTTCTGTAATACAGGAATATCAAACTTAATAATATTATGTCCTATAATTAAATCAGCTTCTTCTAATTTTTTAATAGCACTCTCATTATCTAATGTAAGTATTTCACCACTGTCTATATCTTTAAGTACAATACAATGTACTTTTGTGCAGGTGTGTAAAAATCCATCTGTTTCAATGTCAAATATATATCGCATTATATTCTAACCATTTTCTTGATAACGCTTCTTGGGTAAATATTTCTATCACCAAATTCTATGCTATCATTTTCAATACAATAACTTGCAAATGAATAAACATAATTGGTAGTCTTCTCAAATATCCAACACTCTGTTTGAACATCAGCACAAGACATTTTTATAAAATCATTTTGTGTAGCTAATGTGCTATCGCCAACAATATCTTCCCAAATAATTTTATATTTGTAATATTTTTTGTTACCAACAATAATTGGTTCACTTATTTTATTTTTCATAATTAATGTAATGTGTGTACTCGTACTTCTACGTTCCAAGCCGCTTCATCTCCTTGTAATGCCATTGTTGTTAATGCGTCTTGTAAAATGAAAGCAGTTTGAGTTCTGCCTACATCTAAAAAGACAATATTTTTTGTTTTTCTTGCTTTATCTACTGCTTGAAGTACATAAGCAGTCCAATTTATTGCGTCTCTTCTATTTTGAAGAGTAGTTTTTTTAATAGTCATCTAAAACATCAGGTGTAGTTTCTGAAAGACAACCAGTTGATAAATCATATAGCAATGTACCTGCGTTGCCTGTCTCACCGCTAAACCTGTTCTTTAAAATTGTAACTTTTGCTAATTTCTTTTCTGATTTAATGTCCCTAGATAATGATAAAATTAAATCGGAGAGTTGACCTATACTGGCACTGCCTCTCAAACTATTCATAGTAACATCTTTTCCATCTTCAAAACCTTTGTCTCCTTCTGACCTACGAAGATGTGAAACTAATATTAAACCAATACCTGTTTCTTCTACTAATGTTCTTAATTTACTTACAAAGTAGTCAATAAGTTTTCTTTCATCACTTGTGTGTTCATCTCCAAGTGCAGACAAAGCCATGTGTAAATGGTCTAATACTACAAAGTCTACTTCACATGATTTTGCTAAATATCTAATCTTACTTAATAAGTTGTCAGCGATTGTACTGCCAAAGTGGTTATATAAATAAAAATTCCCATTACCAATAGTTGATTTAAAAGTTTCCTGAAGTTCCTGTTCACTTATTCCTTCTCTTGTTAAATGCAAAGGTTTCTTTAGGTGGACACCCATAATACCTAATGCACTACGTTTAATACTTTCTTCTAGTGCTATGTAGCCAACACCAAAACCTTGTTTTAATAAATCCAATGCTACATGACGACAAAAAGATGATTTACCTACACCTGTACCTGCGGTGATAGTTGTTAGTTCACCTTTTCTTAATCCATGTGTTTTAATATTAATAGTTTTAAATGGATATTGTGCAGTGATGTAAGTATCTTCTTTCATTATGTCGTCAAAGATTTCTGTACCAAGTACAATTCCATCTGGTCTATATGGTTTTGCATTCCACATAGCTTGTTTAAGTTCTTCTGTTCTACCTGCTAACAACATTTCGTTAGGGTCTTTCAAAGGGAGAGACGCAATCTTGGCTTTATTCGGAGTTAGAAGTTTAGCACATTCTACTGCCGCTTGTTGCCCTTGTATGTCTTGGTCATACATGAAGATTACGTTCTCATAACCTTCCAAGAAATCTAATGATTTTTGAATATCTTTTTTTGCACCTGCCGCACCAGATTTAATTGAGACTACGTCCCATCTGTTGTCGTTAATCTGCGACATGGTTAAGGCATCTATTTCGCCTTCGCAAACTGTAATATATTTGCCTTTGCCTTTACAAACTTCTTGTCCAAATAATCCTGATTGTTTTGCTTCACCAATCCATTGAAAATCTTTTGAAGGGTATCTTAATTTTTGTGCTACTAACTCTTTGCTATCATTATAATAATTAGCAATATGACATGGTCTTCCAAACCATGCACCAATTTGGTAGTTATATTTTTGTACAGTATCTAAATTAATTTTTCTTTTATTAAGTGGAAGTACATCTCCTTTAATAAATCCACTTTCTTTTTTTGTTATAGTTTCTAGTTCCATATTTGTTGATTGTCCTTTGGTGTATGTATTGCAAGAAAAGCAATACGAATGATTAGTATAAACTGCATTTGCATCTGAAGAGCCGCAGTTTTCACATGGGCTGTGATATAAAAAGTCTTCTTCTGTTTTGTGCATAAATTTTTTGGGTAAAATATTTGGGAATTTTATGGGCTAGGTTCAGTCTCCCTCTACTAGCCCTATGGGGTCAGTTTCATTGTAAGCCACCCCAAAAATACGAAACGCACCTAGCTATTTCTAACTAGATGCGTCTCAATCAACAATCGCTTGTACGTCAAAAGACATACAAGAGTTGGAGTTAATTGCATTTCTGCAACCCACCACCTCAACACTGTACTTCTTTTTCAACTTTTTTACAAGGTCTCGCAGTGAGACGAACTGTTTGAACGTGAAGTTAGTGTCAAGATTTGCTCCATCTTGCGATAAACCACCAACAAGTGCTATCGCAATGGAATTTTGGTTAGTAATAAGAGGTTGATTTATAGGTAGTATTGCACCAGACATCTCAATGTCTCTACCTTCTTCTATTGTACCATCTCTTTTAATTATAAAATGATAAGCACAATGAAAAAAACCTTCTTTACGTTGTTTTTTAGTAATCTCTTTTACGCCTAGATTTTCACTAGGTTTAGTTTTAGTGGAGTGGATAACTATGAAATCTGTTCTTTTTCTATAATTGTTATTCATTTAACCACTCCAAAGGAATATGTTTGTCAGCATATTTGAAATTATATTTGTCACACCACATTGCATAAGTAGTTGCTGACTTTTTTGAAATCCTACTTCTTGAATTAGAGAATATTAATCTAATGTCTTTCTCTGGGTGTTGTTCTTTAACAAGTCTCATCTTCTGTCTATCAGCAGAAGTGAATAACCCTTTTGTTTCTAAATAAATGTCTTGTTCTTCTAGGTAAAAGTCTGGGGTATAAGTATGTATCTTTTGAGGTTTAGTATACTTTAACTTAACCTGTTCATACTTATACTTTATGCTATTAGCATCTAACTCTTGTGAGATTGCTATTTCTAGCCCAGACCTAAAACCATATTTAAGCCCTACTTGATTAGAAGTCAGTTGACGTTTCTTGAACTTCATTTTCGTAAGTTTTATCTTCCGCAGGTGCTACATAACCATCTTTAACTTCAGAAAATCCATGTGCTGATGAATTTGCACCTGAACCTTCAACTAATTTAGTTATTTGCACTGCTTTAAGTCTTAATGAAACTCCTGCACCTGCCATAGCTGTGTAGTATGGTATCATGTCCGCAGACGCTTTCATTTGACTACCTGACCAAACTTGATTGGTCATTGGTGTACCTTTGCTATCAAAGATTGGAACTTTATTATCTATAACGTCCCCATTCTTCATTATTATCTTTGCTTTAGCTTTGAATTTGAAGATTATGTTTCCAGTAGGCTTACCTTCTACATATTCTTCTTCAAAAGGTTTGTTAGCTGTTTTTATGTTCTTGCCTTTAGATTTCTCTTTAGCCATAGCAACAGCTTTGGTTACTTCACCATTTATCTTATCAATGAGTGGCTTTGCTTCAGCAGAAGCAATTACTAGATTAACTTTGTAATGTCCATTATCATCAAATTTAGTATCTGGTTTATTTAACCAAGCAAACTGCGATACACCTACAGGTGTAACCAGTTTTTCGTATGTTTGTTTACTCATGTTTCTCCTTGTGTTTATCTCTGTGTTTTCTCCAACCATGTTGATTAGTCTAATAGTGCAACTTTACTTGGGACAGATACGCCCTACATATTGCATTTTCTTACCACCTATCGTTATCTCATGTTTGTTTACAGGTGGTTCATGGTAAGTAGTTGGTAATTCAACCTCACAATGAGGTGCTTTAACATCAAGAAGCCATAATTTACTATCTACCTTGAAAGTTTCCTCAAAAGGTAGAAGTAGTAAAGTCATTATTACATATTCTTTCATTCAACTATCCTCTGTTGCATAGGTTTAGGCAAAGAAAAACTTGGATTGATGTAGTAAACCCAACTCCAATTCGCCTGACGCAGGAATTTCAGGAAACTTTTTAACAGCTTCTTTATCTTCCACTAATAAGGCGGTTTCTTTTTTAAACTTGTCAAATAAATCTTGACTAAAGGTTTCAACAAAAGCCTCTCTTATACTTTCGTTAAGTTTATCAATGTCACAAGCATGTGTAGCAAAGCTATCATGTACGTTACAAAAACTTTCAATACCTTTTTCTTTTGCAATATTGACAGTCTTAATCATACAAGCACTATCTAAACTATGAACATAGTTAGCCGCCGCCGCATTACGAGTACGAAGTTTGTCAGTACCTTCAGTTTCTTCTTTTATTTGAGGCATAATAACTTCTCCCATTAGATTTGATTTTACTCTTTTAGTTTTCATTTCAGGATAAAATTGAAATACTGGAAATCCAACTGGTGTAGTCCAATGTAAAGGAACACCTTGTTTAGCGATAACTTTTGCTATCCCTTGTAAGAAATCCATTCCTTGTCTAGCTGACTTTAAGTTTTCACCTATACTAGCCCAAATAATTTTAGACAAATAAGTAGCAGGTTTAAACATGTCATCAAAAGGGTGCATCTCACCTTTATCTTTTCGTTTAGTTAAATCTTCAACTACGAAATCTGTGCATGAATATCTAGTAGACCCATAACAAATTGTCATAATAGGTCTTTTACAAGTAGAACGCTTAACTCCATAAGCTAACCATTTCTTCGCCAAGTCATCACCTTCTTCAGCTTTCACTTTTAAAGTTTTAATAACTTCATCAGCAACTAATTGATATATGTCTTGTGGTTTATCACTAGGAATACAGTTAACTAATGTACCTGCAACTTTATCTCTTAATAAAAGAGAATAAATTTGAAGACCATTACAAGAGCCATCTACGTTTACTGGTAAATGAGATATAAAACCATCACCTGTTTCATGGTATCTTGTCCATTCATCACAAAAAGCTAGAAACTGAAAAGGACTATCTGCGTCTTCCCATTGTCTATTACCTATTGGGTCAGTACCACATGCTTTAATCCATTCTAGGTTATCATAAGCCCATTTTTCTCTATCTTCTAATGAGACTTTATCATTACCCCACATGTTAGAGCCATGAACAGCTAACCAAAAGACACCTCTATTGGCTTTCGTAATAGCTTTTCCAACAGCAAAATTAAGTAGTGCTTTAGCACCACCAATAGACTGATAGTTAAGAAAAGCAGGAACGCAATATGCTCTTCCTCTGAAGTCTAATTGTAGTGGGAAGAATAGTGTTAAATATTGTACAAACTTCTGGGCTAACCATATAATTTTAGCGTACAATAATCTCTTTGATACCATTCTGTTATTCTCTGTGTGAACAATGACACTATCTTTCTTAAACTTTTTAAGGGCGGCTTTACCCTCTTCAGTGTCTTCACTTATATTGTGAGGTTTTTTAGGTAATGGTAAGTTTTCTATGGGTGGCATACCACCAATGGATAGTCCCTTATCCCACGCATGTTGCATTACACCTAATACAAACTTATTAATTCTATAAGCTGTACCCTGCATTAAGTTAATAGCTTTGGTTACTTCAGGCATAGCAAAGGCTTCTAATTCTTTATTAAATTTCTTACCTTTTTGCTTAACTAGGTCTAACTCTGGGAGTTCATCAGTCCAATATCCATGACCTGAAATTTTCCCATCTTCAATCATTTTTGGTGGCATAACCATTGGGAGATACTCTGGGTTTAATAGTTCATTAAACTTATTTCGGTTATCAATCCACTGTTTAGTCTTTTCAGTTTGTTTAATAACTTTTACAGTTTTATGTTTATGTTGCTCTGTACCAACTTGGACAAGTCCTGTACTTTCAATGAGTAAATCAATGAGTTGCATACCAACATGTAATCTTTCGGTGGTAGTCCATTGTTCCCATTTCATAACGCTGTCTCGTTTAGCACTCTCTCTTAACTTTCTTCTTTTATAGTTATAGTTCCAAGACCTTTTGTCTAAATCTCTTCTTACAGTTTCGTATAGTTCAGGATTAAGAGCTTTAAAGTTTTTTAAACTTATCTCTGTCTCAACTCTACCACCACAAGTGATTGCAGTAGCAGTCAAGTTCTTGGTATTAGTAATAGTATTGATTATATGCTTTGCAGTTATCAACGCTAGTATCTTTGGGTCTACTTGGGAAATGTATTTTAGAGCAATGGGAGTTTTAGAATGAACATTAGATAAACTCTGTTCTACCCATTCTGCTATTCGGATTGCTAATGGTCTTATTGTATTGGCGACAATTACTTTACCATAAGAAGTGACACTTTCTTCGCCTCTATCAATATGTGATAAGCGTCTTTTGTTTGTCCTCTTTGCACCTAACTCTTTAGACATTGTCTCGTTTAGATGTTGGTCTTTGTATGTCGGCATTATTTCTAGTATTTTCATTTTTTCTCCTGATTATTGATTGATGCACCAAAGGAATGGCTTACAAATTAAGTTTAGTCCTTTGATTATTTTTTAAAGATGTAGTAGAGAATAGTTGAGTGTTTACTTATAAAATAAACGAGATGGCAACGTGGCGGAATGGTTACGCAGAGGATTGCAAATCCTATTGTACCCATGTACCAGTGGAACAGTCCCTTTTACTTGTATTTATAAACATAAATAATCAACTATCCTCATACTACATTTAATCCTTAATTGGATTGTATATTTCTATTAATCCCATTAAGAACATTTACTGCACCCACTAAATTATTTGGTATTAAGTGAGCGTATCTTTTTATCATCTTCCATGACTTATGCCCTAGCATTTGTCCAATCATGTGAAGTTCTACCTTCCCAGATTGAGCTAACCTAGTAGCACAAGTATGTCTTAAACAATGAATGACAAACTCTTTGTCTTCTTCAAGGTTCATTGCTTTTCTTAAACGTCTCCAAGTATTCTCACACGTCCAATATTTTAAATGTGAAAATACAAGGTCGTTTCTTTCCGCTTTGTCCAACAGTTTGACAACAATAGACTTTGCACGTTCTGTTAGTGGTACACCTCTTGGCTCACCATTCTTCGTAATTGAAGCAGGTAAGTTAACAACATAATTTCCATTGTTATTGTGTATCATTAACTTCTTAATAGATAACGCTTCGCCTAGTCTCATACCTGTATCTATTAGAAATAAAAAAAACTCTAAATAGTCAACCATGTTCCATTCAGTTAACAATTTAATAATTTCTTTCTCTTCCTCTAGTTCAAGGTATCGTTCTCTACCATTGTCCTCTCTATTCCAATCAATGTGAGGCATTCTATCAAGATGATAAATAGATTGTCTCTGATTGGCATATCTTAACATCTTTGAGAGTGAGGACAGATACCGATTAATCGTTGAGCCTTGATAACCTCTGTTTTCCAAAGTATCAACAACATGCTCTACATGATTATCTGTAACTTCTGTTACTAACATTCCACGACCCAACATTGTAATAATTTTCTCGGCTCGTTCACGTTGCAACTTTTCCCACCCTTTAAGAGTAAGTTTGCGGTGTATCTCTGTAAGCAGTTTTGGATTTTTAGTCTGCATACTTTACCGCCTTTCATTGTTATTTAACCCATTCCAAAAGAGTGGAATATACTCTTCTGCCTTTTGCTGTAAGACGTACTAACTTTCTACGTCTTTCCATTGGGTCTTCAAAAGTCTCTAATAGACCTATCCCAGTCTTTTTATGTCTATTTATGTCAGCTAACTTATAGCAATTCCTAGACACAGATGATTGAGCCAAGTCTAATTCTTCACTTATAGTTTGCATGGCTATTCCTTCTCTCTTCCCATGTACTGCAACAAATAAAAACACAGCTATTGCCTGTGCTTCAATCTGCGTATCAAACTTTCGCATCTCTTCTATAATCTTCAGAAGATTTAAACCGCTACTCATTTTCCTTTCTACCTTTCTCGTGTCGTCTCTTGATTATTCCAAGTGTACACGACCACACTTGTATTTAATTATGAAAAGTAAAATCTCCAATATCCGAAATCTACTATTTTTTCATAATTGTCGGCACTTAATTTAACATTACTCCATTTACTATATTTTTCAATATAGACTTTAAAAAGAATAAAATTGATACGCATGTCCTCTCCTTTCTAAAGATTTTTGATTGTTATTCTCTGGTTAAAAAATATGCCACTATAATGAGACCAGTTGTAAAACCAAGTCCACCAAGACCTATAAAATGGTCTATCTCTAGCGACATTAATTGCTAATAGCATAACTTACTCCTTTCTGTGTTATATTGTTGATAATCACTCGCACATGGATAATAAGCATTATAGATTTATTTGTAAATCCTTAACTTATCCACATGTGGAAAACGCCGATTAGTCCACTATCGGCTTTTTATTTAAAACCAAAGGTCTTTTGCTGTTCTCTCCTTTAGGTTTAAATTCTTTATACTCTTTACTTTTAAAACTTTCTTCAGTGTTTAGTACACTTCCTTTTTTACCAAAAATGGCGTTCCACCCTTCCTTGTATTTCTTTGAGGGTATATGAACGCCATCTCTTATTTTATAGTCTTTAAAGCCCATTTTTATTGTGCCTTATAGTTCCAATCATCAATATAATCAGTATTTTCCCATTCATAATTTTCATGGTTATTTTCAGCTAATTTAATTGCTTCTTCTTCTGTATTAGCTTCTATTTCTGCTTTATAATGATGACCTTGTATTCCAATTATTGTCCATTTCTTAATCATTTTATCTCTCTTGGTTGATATTAATTATACGCAACATATTTCCCCACTAAAAGTACACTCACCTATTCTTTCTTTAATGAATGTTATTTCAGTAGTATAAACTAAATGATGTTTAGAGAGTTTTTTACCTCTTCTATTTGTAATAGAAATTTCATCATTATTTATTTTCCAATATATAGGATAATGTTCGTTTTCTATTTCTTCTCTTGTTGTATTATCCCAATGTTTTCTTTCATACTTTTTTCTTTTCATCATAATTACCACTCCGCAGTTACATCAAAGCTAACCCTAATTATTTTGTCAGGGCTTCTCTCTGAAGCATGTTTGATTTCTGAAGCAACCTCTAAATAGTTTGAGTATTCATCTTCAAAAACTACTTTTTTTACTTTCTCAATAGGTTTTTTAAAAGGGACAAATTTATTTCCTTTGTATTTGCCTTTCTCTACATCTATTTCAGTTAGTTTTACATTTTCTATACTTGTGTACATGGTTTTCTCCTTTTGTTGATTGTTGATTAATAATTTGGGTTAAGATAAGGTATATCCTCTTCAACACATTCAATAGCTTGTCTTAATCCTTCTGCGTGTTCTTTCCACATTTCTTGTTCTGGTTCTCCATTTACTTGGTCAAGCTTTCGTTCTAGCACTTCATCTAAAACTTCAACTGCTTTCCAATATCTTCGTTGCTTGAATTTATAAGTCAGTGGAGCCAATCTCCACTCGCACCATCTTTTAAACCCTAACAATTTAATCGCTTTTAGCATGGTTCTCCTTTTGTTGATTGTTGATTTACTTTTTATTTATTATATTAAGAACGCCCTCTGCAAACTCTAAACGTCCCTCGCATATTCCATCTGTTCCATCAGTCATTTTTGAAAAATGCGTTTCTTCATCTTCATTTATTTTTACTTCAGCTTTGCAGTGCCTTTCTATTTTTTTAAGTTTCGCTTTAAGTCCTTCAATTACACCTTTGAAGAACATTGCGTCATCTTTTGTCATAGCTCACTCCATTGTTGATTGTTGATTTAAAAATGTCGTCTAGTCCATTATCAGCACAATTTAGTCTTTAAACTTATATCCTCTGACATATAAACTAGACAACATTTAAGCGATATATAGAGTTGTATTATTATTAAGTCTCCAGACAGAAGAGCCATACTCGTATCTCTTTGTTCCTAGTATTTTAAGGTTATATATCAGTCCCTTTGGGCTACTCGTTAAACAACCCATGATTTATAAATGAATATAAATCTCAAAGCGGTAGACCTGCCACCGCTTCAAATTTTATACTTTCTTTTGTTATTACTCCAATATTTGGAACACATCTTTGCAAATTTGCTCCTGTTTTGCTTCATCACACGCCACCGCCTTAAATTCAGATTTTCTAGTATTTAAATCTGTAAGTTTGTATTCTCCGCTTTTTATCTTTTTAAGCGTTTCGGCTTTATTCTCTCCCAAATACAAATTTCTGTATTTGCCTGTTGTTACTGAATAGTCCCACTTGTTTTTATCTAACCAAATTTGACCTTCAGCGTCATTTTTTACTATTATTGACTTATAGCTTTGAAAATATGATATGTTGTTTTCATGGTCATATATTTCAAATTGATTTGCTATTTTGTTTCCTCTACTGCTCGTCATGTTGTTCACTCTCATTGTGGTTTCTCCATTGTTGTTAATTGTTGATTGAACAAGGGCGGATTGCTCCGCCCAATGTTTTAAATTTTAATATTTGCTAAAGTATTTCTTTTGATGAAGCTCTAGTTTTTTATCCAGTGGCAATTCGTTATAAATTGCTTTTTCATCATCAATTAGATTTTCAACAAACATGTGTTCTTGGTCGTTGAGTGTCTGTCTGCCATTTTTAGTAAATCCTATTTGATTGATTTTAATATCTTCAAATAGGCTTTCCAAAGTCTGACAACCCAAGCCAATTAAACACATTAAGAAACAAATCTTTTTGGAAACTTAATTATATTGTTAAGTTTCTGTTTTTTCTGTTTCTCTTTGTGTAGAGATTGACGAACTTTCCTAACTACAACTGAATGCAGGTAGCATTCCGCCAACTCTTCAGGACTAAACAAACTTAATTGTCTAGGCACTAATCCACCCCTCTGCAATAGCTTCATGGAAAAGTTTTAATTTCTTTTCCTTCGTCTTTGCTTTGGAGTAGGCTTCAAAGTGTTCCTTCTTTTCTTGTTCATCTTTGAACTTTGAAAGAGAAGAAGCCCTTTGTATTTTTTGAACAGCTTTGCAAATTTGCATAGTGGTCAACTCCTTGTTTTAGATTGTTGAT